ACATGATACTATGCTACTGCATTACGCACTAGATGAGAATGATAGTCACGGTTTGAAACCTTTGGCCCTAAAGTACACCGACTATGGTGACTATGATACTGAGCTAGATGATTTCAAGAAAAGCTACTGTGCAGAGCACGGTATGTTGCAAGATGAATTTACATACGATTTAATTCCTTTTGATGTTATTAGTAAGTATGCTAGTATTGATACTGCCGTAACTTATGACTTGTTCATGAAGTTCTGGCCCTTAGTTCAAAAGAATACAAAGTTACGCTTTGTGTATGAAAAGCTACTAATTGAGGGTACGCTATTCCTAATGACTATGGAAGAAGTAGGTATTCCAATTCATCGTAAGCGCATGGAAGCAGCTGACTTATACCTAAATGAGCGTATTCAGTCTGCTAAAGAAATTGTATATCAGTTTGATGAAGTAAAAAAGTTTGAGCAAGACAATGGTAAGATATTTAATCCTAATAGCGTTATGCAGTTGCGTGTGGTACTGTTTGATTACCTAGGCTTACAGCATAATGGTAAGAAGACTGCAACTGGTGCGATTTCCACGGATGCAGAAGTACTAAAAGAAATGGCTGAGCAGCATCCCTTACCTGCCGCTATTCTTAATGTACGACAGCTAACAAAAATCCAGAACACCTATATTCAGAAAATTTTACCGGAACTTGACAAAGATGAACGTATTCGTACCAACTTTAATCTTATTTTTACCACTAGTGGGCGCTTGTCTAGTTCAGGTAAGTTTAATGCTCAACAGATTCCGCGTGACGATCCGATCATCAAAGGATGTATTAGTGCTCCAGCTGGCTATAAAATAGTTTCACAGGATTTGACCACGGCTGAGATGTATTATGCAGCCATTCTTTCAGGTGATGCTAATCTTCAGAAAGTATTCTCTGGTGGTGGAGACTTCCACTCAACTATTGCACATATGGTCTTTTCACTTCCATGTGCTGTAGAGGATGTTAAAAAACTATATCCTTCTATGCGACAGTCTGCCAAGGCTATTTCATTCGGTATTCTTTATGGTTCTGGAGCTAAAAAAGTATCTGAAACTGTTACAAAAGCTACTGGTGAATATTATGGCTTAGAGCAGGCTCAGGACGATATTAAGGCTTACTTTACAAAGTTTAATAAGCTAAAAGCATGGCTTACTTCGCGTAAAGAATTTATTCAGGCTAATGGCTATACTTATAGCTTCTTTGGTCGTAAGCGTCGTTTGCCTAACGTATTCTCTAGCGATAAAGGTATTGCCTCCCACGAAGTACGTTCTGGTATTAATGCCGAAGTACAGTCTCTGGCTTCTGACATGAACTTGTTTGGTGCAATGTCTACTGCTAAAGAAGTAACCGCTAAAAAGCTTGATGCTAATATCTTTATGTTAGTACATGACTCTGTTGTTGCTATTGTTAAAGATGAGCACGTAGATGAGTATTGCGAAATCTTAAAACGTAACACTCAACTAGATTTAGGCTGCTCTATTAAGGGCCATCCAATTGGAGTAGACCAGGACATAGGCCAAGACTATGCTTTTGGAGTATTTGAGGAATTTTATGAACTTAGGGACGATCGTCTGGCCCGTATTCAGGCTAAGTGAAAAAGATCCTCAGCATAATGAAGGCGTATGCTTTTATGCTACAGAGTATAGTGATTTAGATACTAATGAGTTATCCGCTAACATACGCATAGTAGACGATAAGACTATTGATAAACCGACCCTAAGCCGTAGAAGGCTGCACATGGCGGCTAATAATGTTTTACTGTACCCTATTAGGCAAGCTATATACTTCCTAGGAGATTTACTTAAAGTAGCAAAAGCTACCACATGGTTTATCGACTCGGAAGGTTTGCTTTTTCAGTATAAAAAATCTACTCGCGCCAAACTCATAGTAAAGAAGATCAAACAAGTATTACCTACTGATGGCTTAGGTGCTGTAATTGAACTAGAAGGCATTGCTCATAGGTTTAAAACAGTATTTAAACCAGATGCGGATGCTCAGTATGCTGCAGTCCTGCAAAGTGGACTAACCTATATATTCTACGGTTTATATAAAGATAAACCCGCAGAAAGTTGGAGAATGATATGAATTTAATTAGTAAATGTCAAATATGCGATACTTCAAAAGAGTACTCGCTAGAGTTTGATGCCATATATTGTTCACAATGTAATATATGGTTAGAAAACCGCTGCAATGATAAAGAGTGTGAATACTGCAACCTACGACCAGAGACCCCAGATGGCAAAAGCGATTATAAGTAACAGAATATACATGGATAACCCTGGTATACCTGAAACTAAAGCCATTATTAAGGCTCTAACATATAAAATTCAAAAGGATACTGGGTCAAAGAAATTTGCCGTAGTTGAAACAATCAAGAACTATAAGGCACTGCCTAAAGGTATTTTATCCATACCACAAGGGCGACAAGACTTAATACCAGAAAATTATGAAATCGTTGACCGACGAACTCTTGTACCAGTACCTTTTCCTGACCCTAAATTTCCACTAAGACCAGAACAGCAGGTTGTATATGATGAAGTGGCAGACACAGTTTTTATCAATGCTCTTGTTGGCTGGGGTAAGACCTTCACAGCTTTACATTTGGCTCACAAGTTCGGGCAAAAGACCCTGGTTATTACCCACACAACCGCACTACGTGACCAGTGGGCAGAAGAAGTTGAGCTCTTATTCGGGCAAAAGCCTGGACTTATTGGTGGTGGACGAGTTGACCACGAAGACCACTTTATCACCATTGCTAACGTCCAAACCCTCATCAAACACACTACTACACTTGCTAAGGAGTTTGGGTGTGTTATCCTTGATGAAGCCCATCACTGTCCTGCCACTACATTTGCTACCATTATCGACAGCTTTAGTGCCCGCTACCGTGTGGCGCTTAGCGGAACGATGGTACGGAAAGACCAAAAACATATAGTTTTCCAAGATTACTTTGGTCAACACATTGTTAAACCTCCGCAGTCTAACACAATGACTCCGCAAGTTAAACTAGTAAAACCTGGTATTATATTAAAGCCGGGAGCTACTTGGGTAGAAAAAATTAATGAACTAACACAAGATGATGATTATAGACGTTTTGTAGCAGCTTTAGCATTAACTCAAATGAGCAGAGGACACTCTGTATTAATTATAGCGGATCGTGTAGAATTCTTAGAAAAGGTATCAGAATATGTTGGTGACGAAAGTGTGTTGGTTGTTGGCGGTTCCGAACTCGAAGATAGACAGCTTGCAAAAGCCCAGCTTCTCAGCGGAGAGAAAAAGTGCGTATGTGGTTCCCGCCAAATCTTCGCAGAAGGCATTTCTGTTAACATCCTTTCCTGCGTAATTTTAGCAGTACCAATGAGTAATGACTCATTACTAGAGCAAATTGTTGGTCGTATAATGCGACTACATGAAGATAAACTTACTCCTTTAGTAATAGATATACAATTTTCTGGTTTTGCCGATAAGAAACAAAACAATGATCGGCTTGGGCTTTATATGCGTAAAGGCTGGGAAATAATATCGGTATAAGAAAAATTGACTTGTCAAGGCTTAACCAAAGTGGTATAATATTACTTGAAATGATAGATAAATGACGTTATTTTTCAACATTTTATTATTAGAACAGGAAACATTATGTGACCCGATCTATATGATGCAGGCTCTTAAATTTCATTGGCAAAAACGAACAATCGCAAAAAGCAAACATAGCGTTTATAAGCCAATTCAGAAATCATTAGCAGGCAGTAGTTTTTTGTTAAACCCCGAAAGTTTCTTCAAAGATAAAACTACAGACATTAGCTATCTAGTACAGTACCTAAGATTATCTGCCCGACGAGATTATTCATTATATAAAACACATCAGATTAAATACTTAGACTTAACCTATTTCAGCGACTTAAACTTAACAGCCTTGGGGTCAAATCCATTGCTGGAAATTACAAACAAACAAATTAAATTCAAATACGAGGAATTAACAAATGGCAATTAGCTTCAAGAACACCAAGGGCAAAGCACAATCTAATAAAGTGGACGCTTTTGAGTATAAAGATGGCGAAAACACAGTACGTTTAGTTGGCGGAGTTCTGCCACGTTATGTTTACTGGATTAAAGGTTCAAATAATAAAGATATTCCAGTTGAGTGCTTGGCATTCAGCCGTGAAAAAGAAAAATTCGATAATATGGAAGTAGATCATGTTAATGAGTACTTCCCAGATTCAAAATGCAGCTGGAGCTACTCTGTTAACTGTATCGACCCTAAAGACGGTAAAGTTAAGGCGTTGAATCTAAAGAAAAAGCTGTTCGAGCAAATCATGACAGCAGCAGAAGACCTCGGCGATCCTACTGATTACGATACAGGTTGGGATGTTGTGTTCAAGCGCGTTAAGACAGGCCCACTAGCCTTTAACGTAGAATATCAGCTTCAGGTTTTGCGTTGCAAAGCACGTAAGTTGACTGATACTGAGCGTGCCGCTGCTGATGCTGAAAAATCTATTGACGAAAAATATGTTCGTCCATCTGCTGATGAAGTCAAGGCTTTGTTAGAGAAGATTACTTCTGGTGGAGACAGCGATGAAACGCAGTCCGAAGCAGAAAAAGAAGCAGTTAAAGATCTTTAATTAACATAATAGCCTGGTAAACCTAAAAGCTTACCAGGCTTTTTTGCCTCGAAAACCATGAAAATACTATTCACAGCGGACATGCACATTAAGTTAGGTCAGAAAAATGTACCTATCGAGTGGGCTAAAAACCGATTTAATATGCTTTGGAGTCAGCTTCAAGAGCAACAAAAACAATGTGACTTATTTGTAGTAGGTGGTGATATATTTGATAAACTTCCTAATATGGAAGAATTAGAAGCGTACTTTGACTTCGTATCTAGTTGTAAAGTAAGTACTATTATTTATCCAGGTAATCACGAAGCGGTCAAAAAAGACACAACTTTTTTAACAAATTTGAAAGTTGTGACCGTTCGCCTTAATCCTTTAGTCAGAATCATTGACGACTTTTATACACATAAAGGCGTTGATTTCGTTCCCTATAATAAACTAAAAGAACTTGAAAAAACGATTTATTCGTTTGATGAAAATATTCTATGTACTCACGTAAGGGGAGAAATTCCTCCTCATGTAAAGCCAGAAGTTGACTTGGATATTTTTAATCGTTGGAAGACTGTGCTAGCTGGAGACCTTCATAGTTATGAAAACTCACAGCGAAACATCTTATATCCTGGTAGCCCAATTACTACTAGCTTTCATCGCCATACTGTAGATACTGGAACTATTCTTTTTGATACCGATACTCATACACATGAGTGGTTAAAACTAGAATTACCACAGCTGATTCGTAAAACTGTTGGCGTATATGATGAAAAACCTGCTACTAGCTATCACCATACTATCTATGATATTGAAGGTGATATGGCTGAATTAGCAGAATTAGAAAACTCGGACTTAATTGATAAAAAAGTAATTAAACGAGCTACAGAAGCTGCACTTATTCTTGACCCTGAAATGACGCTATCAGAAGAAGTTTCTGAGTACCTAAATTTCATTCTAGAATTACCTGTTGATACCGTAGAACGTGTACTAAAGGAAATGCAAAATTATGCAGACAAACTCGAATAAAGCAATCATATGGTCGCAGGCTAATTGTACAGCCTGTACACAAGCTAAAGCATTACTAGAATCTCGTGGTATACCTTATGAGATTAAAATGTTAGGTGAAAATGCCACTAAACAAGAACTATTAGCTGCCGTACCTGGAGCTAGGTCAGTGCCTCAAATTTTCTTTAATGAGGTTTATGTGGGTGGACTACCTGAATTGAGAAACGCCTTAAGATGATTACATTAAAAACATTGCGATGGTCAAATGCCTTTAGCTATGGTAAGGACAATGTTGTAAGTTTTATTGATAGCCCTCTTACTCAATTAGTTGGTAAGAATGGTCACGGTAAATCTAGTGTAGCTTTAATACTTGAAGAAGTATTATTTAATAAGAATAGTAAAGGTATTAAAAAAGCAGATATTCTTAATCGTTATATCAAAGATAAAAGCTATACCATTGAACTAGACTTTGACAAAGACGGAACAGAGTACGAAATTAAGACTACTCGCGGCACTGCCCAAGGTGTAAAGTTATACAAAGACACCGCCGATATTTCTGCACATACAGCTACAGCAACATATAAGATGATCGAAGATATTTTAGGCTTCGATCATAAAACGTTTGCGCAGATTGTATACCAATCAAGTGCATCCAGCTTAGAATTTCTTACTGCGCCAGACACGGCTCGGAAGAAGTTCCTAATTGAGTTACTGAACCTAGGCAAGTACACTAAGGCTCAGGATACTTTTAAAGATATAGCACAAGAATTAACTAGAGAAATTGCTGTAGTACAATCACAGATCAATACTGTTAATACTTGGTTAGATAAATACGAAAGTACTGATCTAACACGGAAAGAATTAACTAATGTACCTGAGATGCCTGATTCATTTATTAGTGCACAAGCTACACTTAGTACTAAGATAGTAAACTTAGAGCAAACTAATAAGAAGATTACTAAAAATAATACTTATAAACAAATTCAGAGTGGGTTAAAACTATTTCCTATTCCAGAAGCTCCAGAAACTATTAATAAAGAACTAAAGCTCAATGCTAGTGCTGCTTCCACTGAGCAGATTGAAATTAACAAAAGCATTAGAGACTCACAAGCTTTTGTTAAGAAAATGCATGGGTTATCAAGTATTTGCCCTACTTGCTTACAGACTATTGATGAAAGTAAGATTACGGCGCTACTACTAGAGCAAGAAGAATTACAAGATAACGCAAAACTCAAGCATCTTAGTCTTGATAAGATTATCAAAGAATTCCAAGATAAAGAAGCTGAAATTAAACTAGAAGCAGCTACTTTTGACAAAGCTACAAAATCTAAAGAAGAGTGGGAAAAGTATCACTCCTTAATTGATGAAACTTTAGCGGAAACCCTATTAGATCATAATGATCTACAACGTCAGTTTGACGATATTCAGCATAATATTACTGAGCTAAAAGCTTCCATTACTAAAGCTGAAAAGCATAATCGAGAAGTAGAATCTCATAATACTAAGGTAGACATAGTATCTAGCCAATTAGTAGAAATGAACGAAGACCTAGAAAAGTACTCCGGTACTTTACATGAGTTATCTGAAAAGATGGGTTTAATTAATATTTTAACTAAAACCTTCTCTACTACAGGTTTAGTTGCCTATAAGATTGAATGCTTAGTAAAAGACCTAGAAGAACTTACTAATGAGTACCTAGTAGACTTATCTGACGGCAGATTTCAGATAGCTTTCCGTATTAGTTCTAGTGATAAACTCAATGTAGTTATCACTGATAATAGCAAAGATATTGATATTCTTGCATTAAGTGGTGGCGAACGTGCACGCGTTAACGTAGCTACACTCCTAGCCATTCGTAAGTTAATGCAATCATTATCTAGTTCCCGAATCAACCTACTAATCCTTGATGAAACCGTAGAAACGTTAGACGTAGACGGTAAGGAAAGATTAGTGGAAGTTCTTCTAAAAGAAGAATATTTAAATACGTTCCTAGTATCGCATGGGTTTACTCACCCACTACTAGAAAAAATCCACGTTGTTAAGAAAAACAACATATCTAAAATTGAGGTATAATATGAAGTGTTATGTTATTAGAGAAACTACTGGCTATCCTACGGTTATTCGTGAAGGCCAAGTAATTCAATTAGGTCTTGGTGACCAATTTACAGAAGATGAATTAGTTAGCTTAACTTGCGAAGTTAATGTTACTTATATGTGTACAGATGATAATGCTATCACAGTACAAGAGCCTACAGCAGTACAAGAACCTGTAGCAGTACCAGTTACTAAAGTTACTAAAGCCACTAAAGAAGCTCCTGTAGTAGAGAGCGCTCCTGTAGAAGGCGTAGTACCCAGCACCATGGAAACTGGAAGTGAAACTTCCGAAGCGTAATGGTCGTAGACGCTAGAGCTAAGGGTGCACGTACTGAAACAACAGTACGTGACCTTTTAAAAAAGCATACCAATTTAGGGTGGGAAAGAGTACCTGGCTCTGGTGCACTTGACCCTAAACATCTGCTAAAGGGCGACTTGTACGTGCCTGGGCGAACTAACCTTTGGTGTGTAGAAGTCAAAGGTTATGCAGAAGATCATCTTACCTCACACCTATTGACTAGCAAAACTCCGCAATTAATAGAATTTTGGGAACAGTCAGTACGTCAAGGTAAGCAAGTAGGTAAAAAGCCGCTTTTAATATTTAAATTTGATCGTAGCAAAGTATTTGTAGCTTTTGATGAAATGCCGAATAGTCAAAGTTATCGCTGTATTTACTATAATCATGAGACGCATGAATTTTATGTAGCCTTACTAGAAGACTGGTTAAAGTATGAGCAACCACAATTTGTTACTTGAACTCGGTAGTTGAAAAGTGTATAATATACACTTAATCACGAAAATAAAATAATGAAATCCTTTCAAGAAATTACTAAAGCAAATAATACTCTGCTTATCGTAGACTCACTAAACCTAGCTTTTCGCTATAAACATAGTGGTGCCACTGATTTTGCCGAAGACTACTTGCGTACAGTAAATAGTCTAAAGAAAAGCTACAAAGCCTCACATGTTATTATGGCGTGTGACCAAGGTTCCAGTAGCTTTCGTAAGGCTATTTATCCTGAGTACAAGCAGAATCGTAAAGATAAACAAGCAACACAAACAGACGCAGAAGCAGCAGCATTCGAGTTATTCTTTGAAGATTTTTTAGCTACGCTAGAGCATATCAAAACAAACACGGAATATCCTGTAGTCAAGTTTCAAGGCGTAGAAGCTGATGATATTGCAGCCTATATTGTCAGCAAGAAAAAATTACTTAACTTTGATGAAATTTGGTTAGTATCCAGTGATAAAGACTGGGATTTACTAGTAGAGCCAGGAGTATCACGGTTTAGTTATGTTACTCGTAAAGAAGTAACTAACGAGAATTGGTCTGACCACTATGATTGGACACAAGATGAGTATATCTCTATTAAGTGTCTAATGGGCGATGCGGGAGATAATGTTTTCGGTGTTCCTAGTATCGGCCCTAAACGTGCTCATGGTCTGGTAGAGGAATACGGCTCAACATGGGATATTATTGCCAGCATCCCAGTAAACGGCAAATACAAATACATTCAAGAGCTGAATAAATGTAAAGATCAGCTTATGTTAAATTATCAACTAATGGACTTGGTTACTCATTGTGAGGAAGCAGTTGGTGTTGATAATTGTAAAACAATTGACACAATACTAGAAGAATATACAAAATGAATAATATTAGCGGAACCTACTTAACTGTGGGTAGTAATGGCATTATAGGTTACACGGAACCTACAGTACAATGCCTAGTAAGTCCGGGAGCTAAACTTCCAAAGCGCGCACACCCCAGCGATGCTGGCGCTGATCTTTTTGCGTGGTTTGAGGATGACAGCATTCTTGGCTGTGATCTTTATCCAGGTGAACAAAAACTTGTTGATACGGGTATAGCAGTTAAAATTCCACGAGGCTTTGCAGGCTTTATTTATAATCGCAGCTCGCAAGGCAAAAAAGGCATTACAATCCCACATTCGGTTGGAATCATTGACAGTGATTATCGTGGAAATTTAAAAGTTTTGCTAAAAAATATTTCAGAAGACCCTTACAAAATTGAGCGCGGAGATCGTATTGCACAATTAGTAATTCAACCTATTCAACTAGTTGGGTTTGCGGATACATGGAATGACACAGCGCGCGGAACCGGTGGTTTCGGTAGCACAGGACAATAAAAGGAACACATGACAGTTAGCACACGAGCACAAGTAATTACACGTCGTACATATAATCGCCCTACTTCAGACGACGGAAAACAATTTGAAACATGGCAAGAAACAGTAGCCCGAGTTATTGACCACCAAGAATGGCTATGGCAACGCGCAGTAGGCCGCGACCTCAACGATGTTGAGTATGCAGAGCTTTATGACCTAGAACAGCTAATGATTGACCGCAAAGTATCCATGAGTGGTCGTACTCTATGGCTTGGCGGAACTAATGTAGCTAAAACACGTGAAGCATCACAGTTTAACTGTAGCTTTACACACGTTGAAACAATCTATGACGTAGTTGACGTATTATGGTTGCTGCTACAAGGCTGTGGAGTTGGATTTAAGCCAATTGTAGGAACACTAAACGGTTTTTCAAAGCCTATTAAAAATATCAAAGTAGTACGTAGTACACGTACTGAAAAAGGCGGAAATGAAGCTAACGTTGAGTTATGGGATGCTGAAACAAAAACTTGGACAATTCAAGTCGGTGACTCAGCAGAAGCTTGGGCAAAGAGTGTGGGTAAACTTATTGCTGGTAAGTATCCTGCTGAAACTCTTATTTTGGATTATAGTCAGTTACGTCCTGCTGGTGAAAGGCTAAAAGGGTATGGATGGATTTCTTCAGGTGATAGCGCGATTTCTATTGCTTATCTTGCTATTGCCGCTATTCTTAATGGCCGCGCTGATAGTCTACTCACTCGCATGGATATTCTTGACATTGTCAACCATTTGGGTACTATTTTATCTAGTCGTCGTAGTGCTGAAATAGCGTTATTTGACTATGGTCAGCCAGAGTGGGAAGAATTTGCAGTTGCTAAGAAAGATTGGTGGTTGCATAATAACGGTCATCGTACACAGTCTAATAACTCTTTAGTATTTAAAGAGAAGCCGCTAAAAGCCGATCTTGAGCGTATTTTCGCTATGATGGTTGAAGCTGGTGGATCAGAACCAGGATTTATTAATGAAGTCGAAGCCCTCCGACGTGCTCCGTGGTTTAAGGGAGCCAATCCATGCGTTGAAATCCTACTCGGTAACAAGAGTTTTTGTAACCTTACCGAAACTGACGTTGCCAAGTTCAAAGGCGACACTGCCGGTTTGCACAACGCTATTAGATTGGCAGCCCGTGCTAACTACCGACAAACATGTGTTAGCCTTCAGGACGGCATACTTCAAGAATCTTGGCATTACAATAACTATTTCCTACGATTATGCGGAGTTGGTTTAACAGGTATTGCATTACGCCCTGATATGGGTAGTTATGATTATGAATACTTAAAGCGTACTGCTACTAGTGCTGCCGTTGGTATGAGTCAAGAACTTGGACTGCCTGCTCCTAAAAATATTACTACAATTAAGCCATCCGGCACATTGTCAAAGATTATGGATACTACCGAGGGCGTTCACAAACCCCTAGGCAAATATATCTTTAATAACGTACAATTTTCTAAATATGACCCTGTAGTGGAGAAGTTACGAGATGCAAACTATCGCGTTATTAATCATCCTGTGGATGATAGTGGTGTGTTGGTAACTTTCCCTGTTATGTGGGATGGAGTTCTATTTGATAAAGTAGACGGAAAAGAAGTTAACCTTGAATCAGCAGTAACTCAGTTAGAGCGTTACAAGTTGCTACAAACTTCTTGGAATCAGCAAAATACTAGCGTAACAATTAGTTATGATCCTACTGAAATTCCTGGCATTATTGATTGGTTGTTGTTAAACTGGGATTGTTATGTAGGTGTAAGTTTCATCTATCGTACAGACCCTACTAAAACAGCTAAAGACTTGGGTTATTTATACCTTCCACAAGAAGTTGTAACAGAACAAGCCTATAACGAATATGCTAAATCATTAACCACCGTTGACCTCAACAATACTAACTCATTCGATGAGATTTTAGATGCTGAGTGCGCTACAGGTGCTTGCCCAATTAAATAATATGATCCTAAACAGCACAGTACTAACCCTAACAGTAACGATCGAAGAAGCAAACTATATCTTAGCAGGACTACAAGAACTACCCGGTAAGATTTGCAACCCTCTTTCACTAAAACTGCAAAAACAAGCTCAAGAACAACTTCCACAAGAAGACTTAGAGTCTAATGTAAAAGCTAATTAATTTTAGCAGCAAAAAAGCCCCCATAGTTATGCTATGGGGGCTTTTTTCATTTGCGGAACATAATTTTAAACCACTTAGTAAACCTCCAACTCGTGCAAAAATGCTAGTTAGCATAAATGCTCCTGGAACCCTAAAAGCTCTCATTGACCCTAAACAGCAAAAGTAGTATAATTATACAAGTCGAAAAAACTTCGACTGCGCGGGTGATACGCACTATCATAATTATCCAAAAAGGAAAACTATGGCGGATACAATTGATGGCGTTCCAGTAGATACAACAGTAGTTGCACCAGAAGTGGCAAAAGCAGCAACTGATGATTTAATGAGTGCGCTAAATCAGCAAGCTGACCAAGCTCGTAGATATTACGAGAAGTTAGCGAAACAAATTAAACAAGTCGCGACTAATGCGACAACATCTTTAGGAGATACAACAATGGCAGATATTACAACTCCAACAATCCCAATGATTATGGGCGGCGGCGGCGGTGATGGTTTATTCGGTGGAGGCGCTGGCGGTGGTGGCTTAATCGGCGGACTTATTTTAGGTTCATTACTACGTCAAGGTAATGGCGGTTTATTTGGCGGCGGAGACGGTGCAGCAGGTGCTGGTGCAATGTTACGTAGCCCTCCAGAACAAGCAGCAGCTAATATGGCAATTATGCAATCAATTGGTGCAGTAGACAAATCTGTAGCAGTTAATGCAGCCACATTTGAAGCATCACAAGCAACACAAAGTTTAGGTCTTACTAACCAATTCAATAATATTACAGCTAGTTTAGCTAGTCGTGTTGATGGTGTTAAAGATTCTGTAACTGCTAATGCAATGGTATTAGCACAGCAATTAAATGCTGTTAATACAAATATGCTAACTGGTTTCAATGAAACTCAGAAAGCTATTGTTGCAGATGGTACAACAACACGTGCACTAATTACTTCACAATATGAGTTAAATCTACAACGTGAACTAGCAACAGCACAAAACGAAATCATTGAACTACGCAATGAAAATCGTTTAACAAATGCAACAAATGGTATTACTCTTACAAATACCAATAACATCAACCAGATGCAACAACAATCTCAACAACAACAACAATACGGTCAGTTAGCTAATATGATTTGGGGCCTAGGTCAATCAATTCGTAATGATAACTCAGCAATCAACGTAGGAAGTGGTACACAAACTTCTACACCTACTAACACAAACACTAACATTCGTTAATATTTGTTAAGCCCCTACAGCCACAAGTTGTGGGGGCTTTTTATTAGGAGAAACAAATGACAGACTTAGAAAATTTACAAGAACTTTCTAGAAAAGCTTTTGCTACTACTTATGGGTTTATGTTAATGAGTGCCGATTATCACTGGAATGTAGAAGGTCCTGATTTTTTACAACACCATGAGTTATTTGGTAGAGTATATAAAGAAGTACACAGACACATTGACGTATTCGCAGAACAATTACGCGGAATCCAAACGTGGGCACCAGCAACTTTTGCACAGTTACAAAACACATCAAGTATAGTAGGAGAATGGACTGGAACAAAGTACACTCCACAAGAAATGCTACATAACCTATACCTAGCTAATGGCAAAATAAACACAGATTTAATAAATGCGTATACTGCAGCTGAAAGAGTGCAAGAGTATGGTATGGCCAATTATTTATCAGAACGCATGGACCACCATCGTAAACATGGTTGGATGCTATATGCCTCAATGAAGGTGGTATAATATGTATCAATCACAAATGCAGTCACAATTTTTACCCTTTCCAGGATTGCCTATATGCCCTCCTTTTATAGTAGATGATTGCGACCTATTTATAAATAGTAATATTATAGGGCCTGCAGGGCCACCTGGACCCCCTGGACCCCCTGGACCTATTGGGCCCGAAGGGCCTCCTGGTACGCCTGGACTAGTGCCAGTTACCCTAGTAACCACAACACCTTTTGCTCCTGATTTAACTAATTATTATTTAGCAGTTAATGTAGCCGTACCTTCAAGTATAGCCTTACCCGCAGCCCCCGCTGGAACTGTATTTATAATCAAAGATATTTCTGGTAATGCTAGTACTAATTCAATTATAGTAACAGCAACAACAAATATTGATGGAGCAGTTAGTGCTTTAATTAATACTGATTATGGAAGTATTACATTAATATTTAACGGCACAGAATGGAATATAGTATGAGCTATAAATCACCTTTAGCCACAACAACAAATTTTGGATTAGTACAAGTAGGAACTGGCATTTCAGTTACTGATGGAGTTATATCTGGTAGTACGGGACTATTAAACTATGGTTTTTTTGCCGACGGTACGCAAACAAATCCAGTAGCTAATGCAATTAATATTGTTACCTTTACAGTTACAGGACCAACAAACGGTATCAGTATAACAGGTGGCAATGCCATTACAGTAGTAAACGCGGGAACATACACCAAATTATTTACTACTATTATTAATAAAACATCGGGTGGAACTAGTAGTATAAGTATTTGGCTACGACTAAATGGCGTAGATGTAACAGGTTCAAGACAAGACCTAGAACTCACAAATACATTATCACAAATCTTTTCATCAGGTAATTTTACATTAAATATTCCTGCTGGCGGTAATATTCAAATGTGTTGGTCAAGTGCAGATACCACAGTACAATTAGCGGCACTTCCGGCAGCGGTTGGGCCCGTTAGACCTACGGGCGATAGTATTAAAGTTACATTAACCCGAATAAGCTAAGGAAAACTATGGCATTTAACTTGCAAACAAAAATAGTTACAACTACTCCATACACTATTACTAATAATGATGAAGTGTTGTTTATAAATATTACTTCAGGGCCTGCTTCAGTAATATTACCTTCAACAGGCACAGATGGTTCCAAAAAATATTCTTTTTATATAAAAGACTATTCAGGTACTTCACTAAAAAACCCAATTACCATTACTGCAGCTGGAGGTAAAACCATTAACGGTGTTAACTTCGCTATGCTTAATGGTGGATATAGTCATATACAAATAATATATGATGGCACAAACTGGATGACTATTGCTTAGTCATTTAAAACTTTAATTTAAGGAAATTTATGTCATATACAAATAACCCTACCTCAGTCCTAGCAGGAACAGGTATTACCGTAACCCCAACAGTAGGTACTGGAGCTAATACGATTACTATTAGTGCTTCAGGAACACAAACATTAGCAATACGTAATGCTATAGTTACCCCTATTGCTGTGGTAGCTACAGATGATGTAGTTAGTGTTCAAGTACCCGGCCCCGTAGCAGTTGCGGTTAACTTACCTGCTGGCGTACTTGGTGCGACTTACACAATCAAAGATGGTTTAGGCTTAGCGGCAGTAGCTACTCCAATAACCATTACCCCACTAGCGGGAACAATTGATGGGGCTGTTACAGCTACTATCAATGCACCTTATGGAAGCTTAACCTTAGTGTACAATGGTACACAGTGGTTGATCTTATAAACGCAAAAAGCCCCTACAACGCAAGCTGTAGGGGCTTTTCTTTTTTACATACTACTGCGTAGCATCCATAAATGCTTTTCATGAGCATCAATACGTTCAGCTAAAAAGTTCTCAAAGCCAAACTTACCATATAGATCGCATAGATTATATGCGGTTCTTAATACGCCAAGAATAGTTTCACTATCATCAATTAATTCAGCCACCATCTCTTCTTTGGTTGGTGGAGGAGTATCTGTGCAATCTTCAACTTGAGTAATTGCTGATAATCCGGCTAAACTAGCTGGAATAAAAGTTTGTAATGTACGAATCTTTTCAGCAAAAGGATCAATTGAACTATAAACTTCGTCATAGATAGTTTCAAATAAACCATGGTACTCAAAAAAGTCTTGTCCAGTAATATTCCAGTGAAAACCGTGAGTTTTTAAGTAAAAACTAAATTCACTTGCAAATGCCGCTAAAACTGCTTTATTTAATTCATCCATACCTAAGTCCTTTTTACTTAAAGATTTTCCTTCTCGCTGAGCCATAATATGGTCACGTTTTTGTGATGACCAAGTTTGGCCTCCGTCGCCGCCCCATAAATCCCAAGCTACGCGACCTTTACTAGGAAAGCCTTCTTCTCCGCTATGAAATCCAGTTGCTTTTTTATCAACTTCATGTCGTGAAAAGAAACTATGCATACGTAGTACAGTACTAGCACTTAGTGGTTCTTTATTTTTTAACTGATTAGCGCGTGTTAAACCAACCTGCGTGCCTCCTGGATGCCCTTCTTCGTGCCATTTTAATGCGCGCTTAGCAGCTGAGGCCATTCCATCTGTTGGTACATATGTTTCTGCCATTATATTCCTTAATCTCTGTACGCCATAATAATTTGCTTACACATTTTACTCCGTACAATATCTTCATCAAGGAATTCAATTACTTCAATTCCTTCTATTCCTTCCAGTCGATCTACAGCATCTTCTAGTCCACTATTTGGAATATCTGACTGTTCTGTATCTCCTGAAAAGATCATTTTACAATTTTTACCTATACGCGATAAGAGCATCTTCATTTCTTCCTTGGTACAGTTTTGAGCTTCATCAACTAAAACAATACAATTATCGAAGGTAGTGCCTCTTAGAAACCCTAGTGGAGTAGGGTCAATATTCTTAGTCTTTAAGCAATACTCATAAAAGCCCTTACCCAGTGCTTTAGTGAAGATACTATCAAAAGGTAGTAAGTATGGTGCGTATTTTTCTTCTAGTGTTCCTGGTAAGAAACCTAATCCGCGGCCTGTTTCAATGTTTGGCCTAGTTAAAATAACTTTATCAACTCGCTTATGGAATAACTCACTTGCTGCATATGATGCTGCAATAAAAGTTTTACCTGTTCCGGCTGACCCAATCCCAAATATAACGTCGCTGTGTTTAATTGCGTCTAGATACTCACCTTGTACGAAGTTTAGTGGTTTAACTTCTTGGAATGTATAATTACGCATAGGCATAGGTTCTACTACACCTGATTCTTTATCACGACGCAGTCTAGACTTTTCTTCTTGTGAAGGACGGTCGTTAGACTTTCTTGCTGGTTGTGAACGATTAGATTTACCACTATTTCTTGCCATGAATTTCCTTATTAGTAGATAGAAGTGAGCTGGTAATATATATTATAACACCTCACCATGCGATAGTCAACAATAAATTTTACTTAGCAGACTTTACATCACTGGATTTAGCGACGTCAAGTTTCTTGTGAATTTTGATAGTTTTGCACTGCTGCTTAACTGTGTGAGTTTTAGCATCTTTGGTTTCATTACAAACTTTTTTAGTTTGTGGTGCGGATGCTGGTACAGCAGGTGTGGTTTCTGCAAAAGCAGACATAGCAAATACTGCTAAAAGGGATACGATTACTGATTTCATGTAATTCCTTAGATTGGAAATTGAGGGCTTGGTGGAGGAGCTATTTTACCGCCATATCCTGTACGGACTGGAGGAGTTATATCTTCTATTGAAGCTGCTACAGTTGTAGTAGCTTGTGATGTAGTTGTTTGCGTAGTAGAAATTTGCGAGCTTGCGCCAACCGCAGGATTAGTAACTCCCGCCATTTTTTCCTGGCCGCGCGACCATGCAGCTACTCCAAGTACGGCACCCATAGCCATGTGAAATAAACCGGCACCTTGTAATG